AATATGGAGAGTTTTATGAAAGATTGTCTATAGATAAAGTGATGACTTTTTTTAGAACTTATACAGATGACAGGCTTAATCTAGCAGGAGAAAATTCAAGAAGAGATCACAAAGAGGAAATTTATAAATCAGATATTTAATTATGTACGTTTCAGAATGTTGTAGCGCAAAACCATATTTAAACAGCACAGACTATGGTAGATGCTCAGACTGTAAAGAATGCTGTGAGTTTATACTAGAAAATAGTTTAAAAAATAAAATATATAAATCGAAAAATATATAACCTAAACCAAATGGCAAAAAGCAAAGAAGAAACAAGAAAATATAATAGAGAATATGCAGAAAGAAATAAAAAAAAAATTAAAGATAGAAGGGTAAAAGATTATGCAGAAAAAAAAGTTGGTATTTTAAAACAACAAAGAGAAGCATATCATAAAAATCCTGAAAAAAAAATACAAAAGGTAAAAGAATATTATAATAGAAATCAACCAGAGATTTATGAAAAAGAAAAAGCTAGAAAAAAAATGTCAACAAATAGTTAAAACACTATGACAAAACTTATAATTAAACATAGCATACCAACCATTATGGTATAGCATACCTATGCACTATAAATAAATAAAATATATAAATCAAAATTATAATTATGCCACTACCAAAACCAACCCCTTTAGAAAGTAGAAAAAACTTTATAGCTAGATGTATGGCTGACTCCAAAACATCAAGCGAATTTCCAGATCAAGATCAAAGACTAGCAGTATGTTCAACTCAATTTAAAAATAAGTAACATGAAAGTAAGTAAATCTAGACCTATGAGAATATTAGGCGAATACCTTAAAGACTTTTTTAATCCTCATGTAGCTATTATGCGCTTTGAGCTAAAAGCCAAAAATATGGATGAAAAACTTAACAGAATGAATGCAGCATGGAATTTGCTTAATGATGAAATAAAAATAGAGGAGTAATTAAAAAAGTATTGTTTTGTATTGTTTTGTATTGATTTATTTTGTATAATGTACTGCTTAGGCATGTACACTAAGAAATATCAAACTCGAAATAAATACAATGCAGTTAAGCAGAGCTTTAATGGTCGAACCTACCATAGCAAGAAAGAGGCTCAATATGCTGCGGAGTTAGAGTGGAGACTTAAAGCAGGTGAGATAGCTGAGTACATACCTCAGCATCCGTTAAGAATGTATGTGAATGGAAAGAAAATATGTAACTACTTTATAGATTTTAAAGTAATATATCCAGATGGCTCAATAGAACTTGTTGAGGTCAAAGGTTTCGAGACTGATGTCTGGAGGCTTAAATGGAAACTAACCGAAGCACTACTTGATGAACTAGAACCTAATGCAACATTAGTATTAGTTAAATGAATAAAAATCAAGTAATAAAAGACATAGCTAGATTCCACTTTGAGTGGGTTAGATATGTTTCTAAAAACTCATTAAGCTTAAATCAAAAAAGAAACCCTGAAGATTTTGTTCAGGAGGCTTACTTAAGGATTCTTAAACTTCCTTCATTTGATCCAGTTAAATACTATGCTTATGATGGTAAAATAAACAAGAAATATTTCTTTAGAACTTTAAAGAGTTTATTAATAGATGACTTTAAAAAGAAAGCTTTAATAACAATCACTCTCAATGAAAATATAAATGTTCCAGAGGTTAAAGAAGTAAAAAATCACATGGAGGTTATCTTTAATAAGATAGAAAAGACTATAGACAAAATGTATTGGTATGATAAAAAAATGCTGAATCTATATGTTTATCACATTCCTAGTATAAGAAAGATTTCTACTGCAACTACTATAAGTAGTACAAATATATTTAAAACACTTAAGAGGTGTAAACTAACAATTAAAAAAGAAGTAGCTAAAGAATATTATTATGGGAAAACAGGTTAAAGCTAAAAAAGCAACAAGAAAAAAAGCAGCACCAAAAAAGTTAGCAGCTCCTAAATCTAAAGGTCTAGGAGATACAATTGAAAAATTCACTAAAGCAACAGGAATAAAAAAAGTAGTGGAGAAAGTAGCGGAAGCAGTTGGCATGGATGACTGCGGATGTGATGAAAGAAAAAACCTACTAAATAAAATGTTTCCTTATAGAAATACAGAATGTTTAACAGATGAAGAGTTTAACTGGTTAGATGCTTTCTATTTAAGTAGAAGAGCTAAGCTAACTTATGAGGAGCAGGTGAAAATGATAGCAATACATAACAGGGTTTTAGCATCAAGAAGAGAAGTTAGTTCTTGTGGCTCATGTGTTATTGATTTAGTAAACGTAATGAAAAGATTATATCTAGAATATAAAAAATAAGAGTACATAGTTTGATGCAGATTTGTGAACATGATAGTTTAGTTAAAAGTTTTGATAATGATATTAAATACTTTGAAGATTATAAAAAAAGATTATGTCAGTTTATAATAAATAATTGCTGCTATATGGTTGCTTATAGTTCTAATAAAAACGTAAGAAAACATGATAACAGAATACATATAACACACTATGAAATGACAGGTTTATTAAAAGAAATCCAAAGTATAGAAATATCAATTCACAATTTAAAAATAAATAGAAGTATAATTTAAAAAAAAATTATGGCACATGAATCAATAACTAATGAAATATTTGAACATTTCAGAAAGCAAGAAAAAGAAATTAATAGCGCAATTAGTGTTCTTAAAAAAAGAGGTTTTTCTGTATATGAGAAAAAAGATAAGCTAGTAATATATAGAGATTAAATGAAGAGCATTGCTGTCATATCTAAAGTCTCCTCTGGAAGGTTTGTGAGAAATCATGGTATGATGGCTTAAGCTTTAAAATAAATTAATGAAACAACTAATAAAACTTAGTAAGATTAAATCAAACCCTAACAATCCTAGAATTATTAAGGATGTTAAATTTAAAAAGCTAGTAAACTCAATTAGAGAGTTTCCAGAGATGCTAGAAAAAAGACCCATTGTAGTCGATGAAAACTTAATAGTGCTTGGAGGCAACATGAGAACTAAAGCGTGTAAGGAAGCAGGCTTAAAAGAAGTCTGGATAGATATAGCTGACAAATGGAGTGAAGAACAAAAGCAGGAGTTTATAATAAAAGATAATTCAGGCTTTGGAGAATGGGACTGGGATATACTAGCCAATGAATGGGATGTAGATAAATTAAACGACTGGGGCTTAGACTTGCCTCCAATGTTTGATGAAGTATTAGAAGCTGAAGAGGATGATTATAGTGAGCCTGATAATATGCAGGTGGATGTAATACTTGGAGACCTTATAGAAATAGGGGAGCATCGTTTACTTTGTGGAGACAGCACTGATTCGGATCAAGTATCTAAACTAATGAATGGAGAAAAAGCAGATATGGTCTTTACTGATCCACCTTACAATGTCAGCTTTAAAGGTCAGGAGTTAAGTAATACAACAAAAGATGGTAAAGAAGTTTTACATCACAAAGGAGCAAATACTAAACATAATAAAATAAAGAATGACGAATTAGGAGATGACGATTTTATTGAATTTATGAGTAGTGTTTTATCTAATGTTTTATTATTTAATAAAGGGGCGTGGTATTTTTGTTTTTTGGATTTAAAGTTAGATTTATTATTAAGACCATTAAAAGAATTAGGTTTTAATTGGAAGTCAATTATAATTTGGAAAAAAAATCAAGCAACATTAAGTGGTAAAGATTATAAAAGTAGATATGAACCTATAATTTATGGATGTCCAGATAATTCGTTTTATGGAGAAAGATATAAGCAAGAAGATATATGGGAATTTCAAAGAACGTTAAAAAATGATTTACATCCAACAATGAAGCCGATACCTTTAATTGAAAACGCTTTAAATAATTCATCAAAAACAGGAATGACAATAATGGATTTATTTATCGGCTCAGGATCTACTATGGTAGCAGCACACCAATTAAAAAGGAAGTGTTATGGAATGGAGCTTGATCCTAAATACTGTCAAGTAATAATAGATAGAATGCAAAAGCTTGATCCTAAGCTAACTATTAAAATAAATAGTAAAGAATATATCAAACGAGACAAAAACGAGACTAATGGCTAAAGAAGATAACCTTAAAATGTTTAGTTCTACATACCAACCTAAAAAGAATGGTAGAATAAAAGGCTCTTTCAATAGGTCTACAATAGTCAAGAGATGGTTAAGCACTATAGAGAACATTAAGAATCCAGTAACTGGAGAAGATGAATACTTAAGTGAAGAAGATATAATAACCTTAAGTATAATTAGAAAGGCAAGGGGTGGAGATGTTCAAGCATACAAAGCTTTATTAGACTCAGCTTATGGTGCGCCTAAAGACACTATCGATATAAATCAAAACGATGGCTTCAGTATAGACTTTAAAGAACTGTTAAGTGGAATTAAATTTAAATAAAAAGTGGAGCGTATTTAAAGAAGTAGATAGCAGATATTACATAGTGACTGGAGGGAGGGGTTCTGGTAAATCATTTGCTATTAATACTATTTTAGTATGGCTTACAATAGAAAGAGGTCATGTAATATTATTTACAAGATTTACTTTAAGATCAGCTCACATTTCAATTATACCAGAATTTAAAGAGAAAATAGAATTACTAGGCTATCAAGAGTATTTCCATATAACAAAAGATGAAATAGTAAATAAGCTCACAGGGAGCAAGATATTGTTTAGAGGGATCAAGACATCAAGTGGAGACCAAACAGCGAACCTGAAGTCCTTACAAGGCGTTACAACGTGGATCATGGATGAAGCTGAGGAGCTAACAGATGAAGACATCTTTGATAAGATAGATTTATCAGTTAGACAAAAGAATAAACAAAATAGAATTATACTAATGCTAAACCCTACAACCAAAGAGCATTTTATATATCAAAGATGGTTTGAAGCTAGAGGAGTGCAAGCAGGAACTAATTTAACTAAAGGAGATACAACCTACATACACACAAATTATTTAGATAATATAGAAAACCTTTCAGATAGTTATATTAATCAAATACAACAAATGAAAGTTAGAAGACCTAAAAACTTTGAGCATATTGTTAATGGATCATGGCTAGAGAAAGCTGAGGGAGTTATATTTTCTAACTGGCAAATAGGAGAGTTTAAAGAAGTAAGTAAATCAGTATATGGACAAGATTATGGATTTAGCAATGATCCCTCCACATTAATACAAACAAGTATCGATAGTAATAATAAAACTATTTATGTTAAGCAATGTTTTTATAAAACACATTTAACAACCTCACAAATAGCTGAGCTTAATACAAGGTTTGCACAACAGAGTTTGATAGTAGGAGACTCAGCAGAGCCTAGATTAATAAGTGAGTTAAAAAGATTTAATAATGTAGTGCCAACTATCAAAGGTCAAGGGAGTATAGTCTATGGAATCAGTTTGCTGTTAGATTATGATTTAGTAATACATCCTAACTCCACTGAATTAATAAAGGAGTTAAATAACTACTGTTGGCTAGAAAAGAAGTCTCAGACTCCAATAGATAAGCACAACCACTGTATAGATGCTTTAAGATATAGTATAAGCTATCAACTAGAAAACCCCAACAGAGGAGAATATCATATCTATTAATAGTTTTTTATATAAATATTTTGTATATTAATAACGTTAACCGCTCAAATGTTTAACGTCTTCAGATTATTTGCGTAATCTGTAAATCTAAGGCTACTAGTTGTATTTTCTTGCTTAGAAGATTTGCTATTAACTTTTTTAATAACCCTTAACTGGATAACACTGGTTAAGGGTTTTTTATTTAATAGGGTGAAGTACAGTTTTTAATTTTATCGTACATATAGTATGAAAGTTAAAATCTTAGTTCCTGAAAGTTTGTCAGAAATTACACTGGAGCAATATCAAAAGTTTTTAAAGATTTCAAAAGATAATGAAGACAGCTTATTTCTTCAGCAGAAAATGGTAGAGATATTTTGTAGCATAGATTTAAAAAGTGTTATGAATATTAAATACAACTCTATTAAAAAAATAACCACACATTTAAATAATCTATTTGAACAGAAGCCAAAATTTATAGAAACATTTATAAAAGATAAAAAGAAATTCTCTTTTATTCCTTCATTAGATGATATGAGCTTCGGTGAATTTGTAGACTTAGATACTACTCTTACAGACTGGGAAACAATGGATAAAGCTATGGGAGTTTTATTTAGACCAGAAACTCAAAGGCATAAACATAAATATTTAATAGAGCCATATGATAATTATGATAGTTATGATATGCAAAAAATGCCATTAGATGTAGTTTTAGGTTCACTAGTTTTTTTTTGGAATTTAAGCAAAGAATTAATAAATCATATTCCGAGCTATTTCTTACATCAAATGGAGAATCTGACCTCTCAACAAAAGCAAACTTTGGAAGAAAGTGGGGTTGGTATTCTAGCATTTATGGACTTAGTAAGGGAAACATCTCAGAAATTGACAATGTTACCAGATTGCCACTACATCAATGCCTGATGTTTTTAAGTTTTGAAAAGGATAAGAATGAAACTGAAACTAGAATAATAAAGAGTAAGATAAGATAATGAAAGAGTTTTTAATAGAGGAACTTTATGAAAGAGGACTTATTCCTTATGATGAAAGTATAGTTCTAGCTGAAGGCTTTGAAGATGCTATGTTAGGAGTAAGCACTACAGCACCTAAGAGAGCTGTTTATAGCTATTGGAAATGCTTAGACTGTTTAATACAAGCAAAAGTTAACGATGAAGTATTTGAATTTGACGCTGCTTTAGAGTGGTTAGACGATTATATAAAAGAAGCTAATAATAGCGATATAAATTCCTTTACTCCAATATTTATAAAAACAATATGACAGCATACTACAACATACTAGAAACATTAAAAACAGCCTTAGCAGCAGAGCCATTTGTAAACACTGTAAGCTATGGTAATATTTATGATATTGATCTTTCAAAGCAGACTATTTTTCCCTTATCTCATATAATGGTTAATCAGGCTACTATAGCCGCTCCAGTAATAACATTTAATGTAACTATTATGTGCATGGATATTGTAGACGATCCTAAGACTGAAATAACAAATGTATTTCTAGGAAATTCTAACGAACAGGATATTTTAAATACTCAGCTTAACGTAGCCTCCAGAATAGTAAGCAAACTATTAAGAGGTGATTTATTTAGTGATTTATATCAATTAGATGGCACTGCAAGC